ATTGATGAAGTTCAACGTCTTTCTTTCAATTGCTACATTGGTCTCGGTTGCTGGAGCGACTGTTGCAGACTATGTTCTGATGGCTTGGCTTTGGATCTAATCCTCTTCAGGATTATCTCGCCAGTATCTTACAACGTCACACCCATCGCATGGACAGTTGTCTGAGTCTTTGCAACCAGTTGTTGCACAATCACCAGGGTAATACGATCCACACTTTTTACAAGGCTTTGCGTAATCGCTCATTCTTCTTCACCCTGGACAAGCTCTGAATATTCTGGAAGAAAGAGCATCTGTTGAACGTCGTTGGAAATCCAAACCGACATGATCGTACCAGTATTTGTTATTCGAACATGTCCAACTTTGACCTGTTCACCCTGGATGTAAGTGTAAATATTCTTGTGATGACTCACTCAAATTCCTCCAGTGTTGTTTGATTCATGGCTTGTGCAATAATCGCTTCAACTTCGCCTTTGTAGTCGGGGTCTATTTGTGTCGCATAGTCAATCAATGCTGACGCCAGGTGCACACACGCTTTCCTGTAGCGCATACGACGCATGGTTTCAGACGCAACGTCTTCACCATGTTGGTATTGACGTAGTCCAATGCGTACCCATTGGCTAAAGTTGTTCATCTTGTTCGCTACTTCTGCTGTCTCAACCGTGAGGGAGACTTCTTTTCTGACCTTCATTGACCAATCCTAGCAATATTTACTATATCAAATCACCCGTACGGACGGGTAGAAAAAGAAATTTTGACGGGTCAATCAAAGGGCTTCGCCCTTATTTCTAGCACAAGCCGATAGCATGCGGACATCCCTATACGTCTCCGGAGGAGGGTCGGCGATATAAGCCGTTTGCTCGCTACGCTCGCCAAGATAGTGCAATATGCTTAAAGACCTATAATGATAGGTTTGGTTGGAGTGGGGGACATGTCTGACGTTTCGCTAGCAGAGAAAACCCCGCTCCACCTCCGTGATTAAGATGGCTACAAAAAAGACAAGCATGTTTACCCTAACCGAACGAGTGACAGTTTCCACTGGCGCCACAGATACCTTTGCAACTATTGACCTTGGGTCATATGTTGACGTTGGAGATCGTCAAGCTCTACAAATTCATTCAGTAAATTATATCTTCCAAGGTACAACTGCTAATGCTGATGTCGTAAGCGACCTAGGCAATGGTAACGAACTTCACGTTCAAACAACTGACCTCAACCGTGGCGGTCTAATATTTGCTAATGACCGTGCCCTAGTCTCTTCGGCTAGTATTCGAGCTGATGCTGGCGGTTCTTTGGACCGTGTTGCTGACCTCTTCCCTGATAACTTTGGCAAAGGTTCTGATGATGGACGATATGTTGTCAACGATCAACTCTACATTACCGCACATGCAACAAACTTAATCGGTCCACTTAACGTAACTGTTCTAGTGAACGCTTCTATTGTTACCCTTGGTGCAAAAGACTTCATGGCAATTGCGATTCAATCAACAGCTGCAGATAACTGAGGTGAGAACCTTGGTTAAAGTAGAAGGCACAATTGAGGAACTAAAGCGACTGTTCCTTGAATCTGCAAAACAAGAAGCCCGTGTTCAGGTAAAGAAAGCAGGTAAAGCAGCAGTCAAGAAAACTGTAAAGGCTGTTAAGAGAGCACCTTCTGCATACAACAAATACATGAAGAGGGAACTTGCTCGATTAAAGAAAGCACATCCTCGTATGACTCATCAAGCACGATTCAAGAAGGCTGCAAAGTCTTGGAAAGGATCGAAGAAAAAGAAAGGTGGTAAGAAGTGAAGCAACTCGTTAAGCCTCATGGGCAATTATTATTGACGTCTCCTACTGGAGCCGTTTGGACTGTAATTGACAATCAATCCCCTGGATGGGAAGAGATTACTGGACCAGGCGTTCCTGGTGGTGCATTCTTTGTTTCTGAATCATATATTGATTTAGGAGGATTGTCTATGGAAGAAAAGACTGTCTTCTTCGATGCAATGACGGTACAAACAGGAATGCCACCTATGCTGGTTGGAGCTGGTGCTGAATCGAATTTCCGTGTATACGACTTTATGACATCTATACCCGTAGACCTAGTTAGTTTTACAACAACGCTTCAATACATACAAGGGATTGGTTTTGGAACACCTGGGCAACAACTTAACTTTGAAAATGTTCATTATGCTCGAACACAATACTTTGCAACTGATTTAGATTTCAATTTTACCGTTCCTAGGCAAACATCATCTCATCAACACGGAAGTTTAGGATCAACAGCATCTGATAGATTATACTCGTATCGTATTGTATATCCATCGATGGTCCTAGGTCCAGGGGCTACTACAATATCATTGACATTGCCACCTTCCCGACATCTTGTAGCTGCAACTGTTCGAGAAGAAGCAGATTACGTTTACATGATGAGACTAAAGCGTTCGTATGACTTGCAGCAAGAACCTGATGTTGATTGATATGTTAAACCAAGCAACGAAGTTTCTAGGTGTTAAAGATACAGAGATGCTTTACCGTCCTTTTGTTAAAGGTTCGCTTATTGAGATTGCTACAACAGTCCAAAAAGATTTCAAAGGTCATGGCAAAGGTGGAACCAATTATTGGGTCAATGACAATAGACCAACAAAGCAAGAAGCTCTTGATAGAATAAACGACTTTAGAGAATCTCGAGATACTGGTTTTGACGTACAAGATGAACTCGATCCTGATCGAGAAATTGTTCAATTGCCTTGGTGGATTGTTGTCCCACTTTACACTGCTCCATATCTCGCTGAGGTCCTTATTGAAATAGACCCATTAGATAGGATAGAGGATTGATTATTATGTCTGACGAAGAAAACCCAATTGAAGAAAAGAAAACACCAACTACAAAATTTGCTGAGTGGCTTATGGCTCGTGCAGAAAAGAAAGAAGCAAAAGAAACATCCTTGGAATCATTGATGAAGTTCAACGTCTTTCTTTCAATTGCTACATTGGTCTCGGTTGCTGGAGCGACT